GCTGTCATTTTGCGTCCGTCCTGTACATCCCAGGGATGGACCGCGTCAGCAATTGAGTCGTAGTCTCCACCCATGAACTGGTTAACCATTACGGTCAGGAGAGCCAGCACTCGCTCTGAGTGCATCAGAGGCTCTACCAGATCGTAAGCCTGCCACTCGTCGAACTGCTCTGGAGTCATTGAATCCAGAACAGCATCGACATCGAGTGAACCAGTCATACGTGCGAGACGGAACGCTAAGAGTCGGCGAGGGTCTCTTCGGAGTTTTTTGCCAGACCCTCAACATCATTGTTGCTCATGCCACAGACCTTCTGGGCAGCATCAACAATGCGTTCGACGACGGCAGCAGGCTGAGCACCTACGGCATCTACGTCTGAGTCTTGCAGCAACAGGACGCCTTCTTCGTCGCACAGACATGCAACAACCAGACGCTCTCGGATCTCCTTCAGCTTTCGCGTGTTGCTCTTACCAGAGCTCAACTGGAACTGAGTCTCGAAACGTGATCGGTCTTTGGCTGTCATGCCCTTGACGTAGACAGAGCCTCCCAACTCCGGCACGGGAACCTCTACAACGTTTACCTTAGCAGGTCGGAGGAATGCTTCGCGTGATAGACTACTCATCACCTTCCTCCAGTTCTTCTTCGTAGATTTCGTTCAACAGTTCTTCCTGTGCGTCCTTGTGCTGCTGCATGAGTTGGTCATGTGCCTGCCTCATCAACCCTTTAGTCTTAGGGTTCAGCTCGGCGGCTGCGGCGGCACACTCTTCGTCTGCCGCCTCAGCATGTCCACCATGTACCAGTCGGTATGCATCGGGATGATCAATGATCGTCCCTTCAGGAAGGTATTTAACTCCGTCTTCCTCGACAACTAACGCGGGGTCAGCTTTACGGGAAGCCTCAAGAGTGTGAAGTAGTCGGGCTTTCATAGGTTACTCCTACCAGTCAGCTGAGATGCCAGACAGTGGCATCGTGCTTGAGAATTTAACAGCATCGTTCATGGATACTGTTACGTCGAATGAACATCCACCACAGGTGAAACTCCAAGTTTCAGGAGTGGCGTCTGCGAAAGTGATCGAAGCATCGAATTCCGCAGGCGTTTCAATGTACGCCAACAGCTGGGCCTGCTGTACATTGTCTGGGTCGAAGAAACCAGAGATGCTCAGTTCACCAGACTCAGAATACCCAGTTTGGCCGAGGGTCTTGCCCGCACCAGACTGGTCCAGAGTTGTTGCGTCGAATGTTTCAATCTCCACCCCGCTCATCGAAACATCCGTGAGCTGTGCGACTCCTGTCAGGGTTCCAGCCACATCTACCTTAAAGATAGTGCCTTTCCCTTTGATCTGTGCCATAGCTATTTACCTTTTTTCTTGGCCCGCTGTTTAGCGAGGATTTTCTTGTAATCTTTGACTGCGGATTTCTTGATCGCCTTCAACACTTCTTTGCGTGTTGCCTTCAGGGCATTCCGGAAAATGGGTCGCAGTGCCCGTCCCCATTTCGGTTTGATCCGCCCTGTATATCGAACACCGATTTTGTTCTTCTTGCGACGAACGGTACCGGTTCTTTTCTCTTTTGCACTCTGCCGGTGGAATCCGGTAAAACGCGGTTTGGTCCCGAGGATAAACCATTTGATATTTCGTGGTCCAATCCCGACACCCTTGCCATAGCCACCTTTACGACCTTCGCCGGTAGCGGCTTTGGACTTCTTTGACCAGACGCCTTTCTTCTTCCCTACTGACCACCCAACCTTTGAAGGTCGGAGAGACTTCGCAACTCCGGGGATATCCTGCTTCCCTTGTGCGGCCCCAATGGCTTTGGATATATGTTTCCACTTAGCGGGCACTCTCTTACGTGCGTCGTCGCGAACGACTCTACTCCCCGCCAGCAAAGCCTTGGAGAGGGCACGGTTCGATTGGGTCTTAGTCAGGTTGCGGAACTTCCGCGTGACATACTTAGACCCTTTAAGGAACCCCTTGAGGTTATTCTTACCAAACATTAGTAACGCAACTCGTTGCCCTGAAGATCGAATCCGTTCGGTTCCGATACCTCGTAGGCAGAAGCCCCGTCCTTACGGGTGTTGATGGCGAACTGGGTCTTACCGGTATCGGTCCAATCCCAGGCGACATCGCCGAAGTCCAACGTCTCCACTGTAAACGAATACACAGTGCCCTGAATGTTCCGGGCAATGATATCGCCAACCTCGGGAGTACCGAGGCTGGCGAGATCGTTTACGGCAATCAGCCAAAGCTGAGTCTCAACGACTTGCTCCTCACCTCCGACCTCAATGTTCGCCTTAACAGTCGTAGACTGGAGAGCATTGTTGATCGTGAGTGTAGTGGCTCCGCGAGAGTAGGTCACAGGCACACCGCCGTAGCGGCGTGCCGTGTTGAGACCTGTGCGGACTGCACGTTCGTGAGGAGAAAGATCGTCAGACATGCTTACGCTTCAACAGCTTCAGTGTTAACCAGAGCTTCTGTAACGATGATAGGTACACCGAAGGCAGAGCTCGGGAATGGGCTGGGAGCACCAGTAGGATTGGTAGCAGTTCGAGACTGCTGCAGTTCCTTCAGGCGGTCTCGGTTCATGACCAGGAAGTCTGGAGCCATTCCACTTGGGAAGGCACTCAAGAGGTCTGAGATCTTGTCGTCATCAAGCTGAGCACCAGAGTCGCTGGCGTTCAGGTTGCAGATACGACCGATGCTGTACTTACCACCCAACTGCAGACCAGCAAGCATGTTGCCCGGAGTGTAAAACACGGGGTAGTTCCCGTCGTTTGCCTCTGTCACAATCGTGTCACCGACTACCAGACCGTTGGCAGCAGGAGAAACCAGACGAACGTCGTTGAAGCCAGCCTTAACAGCGTAGACAGAGTTCTGAGAACTAGCGGTTGTTCCACCAGCATTGATGACCATTGCATCAGCAACAGCATCCAGATCTGTAGACTGCAGGAATCCAGCGAAACCAGAAGAGTCACCAAGGGTAGCATCTGTACCGTAGATGATCTGCTGTTCCAGCTTGTAGAGTGCAGCACCAAGGTGACGCAGACCTTCTCGAGCGATCAGGTCCTGTGGACCCTGTCGCCATGACTGAGCGATAGCGTGGTCTACACGCCATGACCAGTCGAGGATGGAGCAGTTGACACTTACGATCGTGTCGACAGAATGTGAGTAGTCTCGTCCCGCGTTTTCTGAACGGAAGCCAACTACTGGTGCCTGAGTGTACTTCGTGTACTTGTGAGTGCTACTTCCATCGGCAGTGTCACTGATGGGCAGACGAGATACCAGCGGTGCAGAGTTCAGTACTTCTGTCGTTGCTGTCTTGTCTACGTCCAGTGCATCAGCCAGGAAATCAGCTACTGCAAGAAGATCATTAGCCATTGTTCAAAACCCCTTTACTTAATGTTGATTTTGCCAGCGAATCCACGTACTTCGGATTCAGCTTCGAGAACTTCCGGAGTGGCAACTCCGCTGTCTTCTTCGCCCAGTGCGATAGACTCAATTTTCTCGTTCAGTTCAGCGATCTGATCGCGAGCTTCAGAGAGTTCGGCGTTCAAAGCTTCGATGCACAGAGCCTGTGCAGCAGCAAACTCAACACCACCAAGGAACCAATCAGTTCCACGCTCAGAGCCGAACGCCTCAACGTATCGACCCAGTTCGGCGTTGAAATCTTCCCGCGTCAGACCTTCTGGAGCCTGTACCTCGGGAGCTTCAACTGGAGTGATTTCTTCACTCATTTCAGCAACCTCCTCATTAACTAAGGATAGACCATGACGTGATAAAAACCTCGCGAAGAACTGCTTCGCTCTATCACTATCCACGTTGAACAGCGACTGCGAGGGCTTCACGTCCGAAATGCCCAACGCATACGACAGCAAACCATCAGCTTCGATGGCAGCTTCCTGACCCACCTTGAACAACCCGCCGGGGTTGGCCGCAGGCGAATCAACAACATCTGCAGCGTACAGCTTCCACAACCGTGCGTGCATGTAGTTGTATTCATTGTCTTTGTCTGGGGACTTGCCGTCCTCCCATTCACTGGCGAAGTCTTCTGAAGCTTCAAAGTCGTGATCAAAGACGATAGAGAGACCGAAATCCTCTGGTGTTTCTTCTGCAAGAGTCATGACGTAGTCAGCGAGATCACCGCCGTCAGGAGTCTTAGAGGCAGCCCTCTGGAAGTGCATGTCAGCAATGACCTGGTTCCCAACAACACGTGCGTTGTCGAACTTGCCAAGCTTCGTGCCTACTCCGTCGCTGCTCAGGCCCGGGTGTGTGAACCGTGCCTTGATGCCTCGGGGAGACCGGTTGACCTCCAGAGCCACAGACTCAATGAACTGGGCGTCGCACCACATGTCGTGGCCGAGAGCCTCACCAACAGTGATCAGAGATACGTCTCGGATCAGACCGGCATCAAACATCCCGCCCTCACGTTCGACCTTGGGGCCGGCAGGGTTGCGGGAGATCGTAGCACGGAACCTTTTCGGGGGAGCGTCAACACTCATTCTTCATCCTCGTTTCCTGTAGCTTCTTCCTCGTTCCCTTCTTCCTCAACCGGCTCGTCCTCTTCGTATTCAACCGGTTCAGCAACCTCACCAAAAGTGAGGGGAACGTTATGAGATTCAGCGAACTCGCGGGCTTGTGCAATCTTCTTGATGTTGGCTTCGAAGTCTGTGCCGACTCGCTGACATACCCGGTATGGGTTGTCGAGTCCGGCTGAGATAGCCTTCATGTCGCCATCAATTTCCTTCGATGGATCCCACCAAGGCATACCAGCGTGTACCCACTCATATGCAACATCCAGAACAGTCATTCCAGATGGCAGCGTCAGCTTTCCTTCGAGGATCCACTGTCGCATCTTCCAGACCGTTACACGGCGGAGAGCCTCGAGCAGAACCGAACGGTTAGCTTTACAGCTTCGGTCGTAGTGCAGGAATGCCGCACGGCTACCGAAGAAGTTGGTGTGTGCCTCATCAAAGAAGCTGAACGGGAGTCCCAGACTCTTAATTGCCATTCCGATAACCAGACTCACGAACTCCTGGGTTGCATAACCCGGTCCATCGGCATGGAGGAACTTGGCATCGTCGTCGGCGTCCATCTCCAGTTTAACCGGACCCTTCCCGAAGTCGACATCGTAGGACCCGTCGCCGTTTCGCAGGTGGTCACCAGTCCCGCTGCTATTGGAACTGTAGATGACCATCGCAAACAACTGCTCAACCTTCATTTTGGCCAGAGCGTAGTCAACACCTTCATAGCAGTCCTGGAACGCATTGAACGCACCCGCCATCGGTGAGACACCACGGATCTGGTCGAACCGGTCGAACTGGCACAACTGAATCACGTTCTGTGCAGGGATCTTCCGCAGGAACTCAACGTTCCCATAGTCAGCCCGCCGGTGGAGCCCCCACGCGAGGGGACGACCGTCCACATTCACGCGGGCTCCGTTGAACCATCGTTCTCCATCCGAGACCTCGCCCGGAGTTCGCATCAGATCGCCCTCAATGGCCCCCAGACGGCCGTCTCGGCGTTTGATCCAGAATATGTCGCCGTCCAGGACTCGTCGCATCTCAGAGGCTCTGAGAAGCTGCTGGAAGGTGAAACGGGCCGATGCATCGCAGTTGAATGGCAGAGACCATTCGTTCATCAGCGATTCCAGTTGTTCGTTCAGTTCAGGATAGTCCGTCTGGGCCTGAAAATCGAACATCGTGTTGTAATCGAGGTGCTTCTTCACAGCCCACGATACAACGCTGAAATTGCGATAGAGGTACTGTCCGGTGCCGATCAGGCTCCGACGAGCTCTCTCCTTCAGAACATCCTCTTCCCGCTTCAGGATTGAGGAGGACGCCCGGCGTTTGTTTGACCCGTTTGCAGCGTCATAGCCACTCGAGAAAGACTTCTTCGGGGCGGACTTCTTTTTGGCTCGCTTCTTAGCCATTACACGCCCCTACTGATGTTGAAGGATGACACGCGAGGTTTCTGGCTCGCAATGCCCTTGCAATCGGCAATCTGACGTTCGAGGTCGGAAGCGACCGAACGCATCTGCTTCAGGGATTGGTACTGGGTCAGCTGTCCGCCTACCTGCACCATGAGCAAACCGGATCGGATCGCAGAATTCAGGGCAGATAGATCAGCTTCCAGCTGTGAAATTGAGTCACTCATAACGCAGTCTACTCCGGAAATGGGACTATTGGTCAGACTTCAACCCGCAGTCGCGGGATGCAGGGGCCAAATACTCGATAATTCTGTAATTTTTCTCGCACCCCAGGCAAGTTACGTAGCTCCACGCCACCTCCGTGTAGTCAAATCCGTCAGATGTCGACCCACTCAGAGTCCTCCGAATCGTGCCTGTTTTGCGGGATCTGTCTGAACATCCGCACCTGGGGCAGTGGATCGGGACCGTGCTGACGCAGGGTACTGCCTCTTTTACGGCTTTCTTCTTGGTGGCTTTCTTCTTGGTGGCTTTCTTCTTGGTGGCTTTCTTCTTGCTCATAAGTACGAGACCTTCTTCTGGTTCTTGACGGGCTTTTCAATCGGCTCCCCGAACCGAACACGACCGGTGATGGACGCCGCAACGGCGGATCCCACCAGACAGTCAAACAGGTGGTTGTCGGGGCGGCCCGGAACGGGTGCCCACTCAATCAGTTTTCCGTATGGTCCTTCAGTTTCCGTGGGTGATTCACTTCCGCTGATGTGTGCGGCAAATTCCTTATGGATGCCTTCTGGCAGGAGGAAGGACCCCTTCTCACCGATATCCGTTCGGATTCGACGATGCACGAACGTCTTAACTGAGTTACTGCAGAACAGCACATACCGGGTTCCTCTTCGGTTCGCATCGGCCATCATCCTCCAAGGAACAAACATATCCTTGCTACGCTTCTCCCCCGACGCCCGCTTCAGCAGCATCATCGGAGTATCCGCAGCCTTCACACCACGACCGTAGGCGACGTAGACGCCACTCTGACCGGACTGCATCACGCCATTGTGGACCGCGTCCGACTGGTAACCACCGTCGACCAGACCCACATCTGCCGTCAATACAACCCCGTCCTCTCTCGCAAATCGCTTCGTTTTCAACGTCTTCACCAAGTCACCGACGCCACGTTCGATGACCATTTCGTCGCTCATTCCCTTGTACCTACGTTGCAGGGTAGACCGGACATTCGCATATCCGAGTTTGCCACCCTTCTGTTCCGGGTACATCCCATACTCAATCGGGTACATCGAGAAATCCTCAGAAACCCCACTGATGCAGTAGTACAGCGCACGCTTCTGAACGTCGATATGGAACGCCAGTACGTCCACTTTGTTCGGTAGCTTCTTGTGCCGTCCTACACGATGCTCGCAGATCTCCTCCGGCGTCATGAAATCCATACCCATTGGATTCCGAGACACAGGCTCATTCTGACACTCGGAAGCGAAGACGTATGGGCCGTCATCGATCAGGATGTTGTAGGCATGCTGAATGGCAGATACCTCGCCGTCGAGCTCTGCGTAGCAATGCTCCCACGTCGCCTCAGCACCCTTGTCCATCTCCTCCCGGTTTCGATCATAGAACTCGTTGGCGTCTTTGATTGCCCGCCGGCGGTCTCCAGGATCCTCCGGGTTGTACGTTCGTCTCAATTCAGCATAGCTGTCCATCCAGAGGTCTTCGTGGTTGTCAGACATCGTCTTCAGCATCGGGATCCGCACACCCTCAACCTCGGGATGCTTCTCCTGACTCAGAAGCTGGTCAACCATATCATCCGGCTCAATCACGGTCGCGTTGATCACACCACTCAAGAGCTTGTTATGCCCTCCGAGGCGGAGCACTGACTTCTGATAAATCGACATTCGCTTCGCACACTGCGTTGGACTCATTGCCGATTCGTCAGTCTGAGGGTCGTCAAGGATGAAGAAATCCGGACGCTTCTTCTCACCATCCGGCGTCTTCACACTCATACCACGGATACGACCGGTGATACCCAAACAGCGGAACATCGCCCCGCTGTTATTCAGGTACTGGCCATCATCACCCTTGACCCACGCAAACCCTAGCTCCTCGGCGGACCACTTAACGTAAGTGAGCTCGCCGCCGAGCTTCTGGGTTGCACACCGCTGGGACTTATTGTCGAGGTGCTTAAACGGCACAACGACCTCAGGGAAGTCCTCAGCAATCAGGTCATTCTCTGTGAGTTCAAACTTCAGACTGGCAATCGTGTCTGTAGCGGCACCTTTGTCTGCCCCGATAATCGGAATAAACTTCTTATGCCCGTACAGGGATGCCCAGATCGCCGTGTTCTCAGAGATCGTCGTCTTACCGAATCCTCGAGGGAAACACGTAAGAACCGTACCACCACCCTCAATGATTGCGTACTGCATTCTAAGGATGGCCATCTCATGGTCGCTGCTGAACGGTTTCAACCCCGTTGAATGGGGGAAGTACGTTCGCAGAAACAGAGATAGGTCTCTCTCGCACGCGGCTCGCCTAGTCGGGTCTTTAGGCTTTGGAATACCTGAGACGGTTGAGGCTTCCTCAATCTTCCGACTCTGGTATTTCTGCTGCGCGGAGTATACCCCGGCGGTAGGGGTTCTCACAGTTCTTTACGCTCTACCTTCTTAGCAGGTTTCTTCTTGGTACACTTCTTCTCACACTGCTGGCACTCCAGCTTTGCAACCTGCTCTTCCAGCAGACGACAGGCAGCCTTGATCTCGCGTCGGTTCGCTTTGCGGCCCTCTGCAGCGTTGACCAGGCACTTAACAGCTTCTTCAATCTTCATGATCAGTTCCCGTATACTTCGTTCAGGTTGATGACAACAGAGTCCAGCCAGAACTCTGATCCACTTGCCAGAGTAACCTTGTACTCCAGGCGATAACTGATGTCGGGATCAGTTGTAATTGTGTGACCAACATCGTGTTTGAAGTTGTAGCCCACATTGTCCTTCGTCCATCGGACATCAGTCTGTAGTGTGTCGTAGACAACGTCCGCAACCACCAGAGAAGAGAGGGAAGAGATGACCTCCTTTGTTCCCTCATTGATGACCGCATATTCAATCGTCGAAACGTCCGACTGCACCATGGCTACCCCATCGACATACACGCGGTACATCAGGGAGAAGCTGGACGCCTCATTCACTCGGAATACCTCAAGACAACTCACGGTTGGTCTCCGTTCTTGTAAAAGTCAATTGCATCGCCAGACTGTGCCATCCCCACAACCGTCTGGTTAGAGTACATGGCGACGGCATCCACGTGACCAACCTGTACGATGGTCGTCGCGGAGCCGAATGCCGAGTAGTGCCACCAAACCCACATCAGGAAACTCCAGTGATGTTGTCAGCAGATGCTGAGGTCGTGA